CTGGGCCTACGACCGGGACTATGTGACCAGCCACGCGCTCGAGCAGCTGCCGCGCGTGACGGCGCAGCTCGGCATCGGCTTGGCTGTGGCCATGATCCCGCGCCCGCGCTGGTGGCCCTTCGCGGCCGCGCCAGAGCATGTGCGGCAGCTGCACGGCACCAGCACGCCCGGCAGCGTCGCCGTGCTGCGCGTGGAGCCCGAGAGCTACGACCTGCTGTTCATCGACCGGGCGACGGGCGAGTGGGACTGCCCGAACCTGGCGCGCCGCGGCGACGACCTCGTGTCGCTCGCCGCCTGGCGGCTCGGCGTGTCGGACGCCAAGGCAGCGTGGCGCCTGGCCCGCATCTGCGGCCTGCGGAGGCCGGTGCCGTGAGCGCTGCCATGGACGAGACCGACGAGTTCAACCGGGCCGCCAGGGCCAATGTGGTGCGCTATCCCGGCGCGCAGGCGGGACCGGCCTCCCTGATGGTGCTGCTGGCGCGGGACGGCCAGCAGCGCGTGCTCCCGACCTTGGCCAATGCGCTGCACATCCTCGCCATGGATCCGGCGCTCGACGGGCTGCTGGCCTATGATGAGTTCTCGGAGCGGCTGCTGATCACGCGGGCGCCGCCCGCGCCACGGCAGGGCGACTATCAGGCGCCCGGTCCGTATCCGCGGCCATGGCGGGCCGAGGACGTGGCGCTGATCCAGGCTTATCTGCAGCAGGTCTGGAGCCACAGGTTCAGCCGGCAGACGGTCGAGGAGGCCATGCCGGTCGAGGCCAGGCGCCACCACATCCACCCGGTGCGCGACTGGCTCGCGGACCTCAAATGGGACGGGCGGGAGCGCCTGAACGGCTGGCTGCGACAGGCCTTCGGCTGTCCGGACGATCCGTATCATGCCGCCGCGGGCGCCAAGATGCTGATCGCCAGCGTCAGGCGCATACGTCGTCCGGGCTGCAAGTTCGATCACACGCCGGTCTTCGAGGGCTCGCAGGGCCTCGGCAAGTCATCGGCCCTGCGCCGCCTCTACGGCGACGATTGGTTCTCCGACGCGCTGCCGGACGACCTGGCCGGCAAGGACGCGGCCATGGCGCTGAACGGCGTCTGGTGCCTCGAGCTGGCCGAGCTGCAGCAGATCATCCGATCGGAGCCGGCGACGGTGAAGGCCTTCCTGACGCGCCAGGTGGACCGGTACCGGCCGCCCTACGGCAAGGTCTATGTCGAGCGGCCGCGGCAAACGATCATCTGCGGCACGACGAACGACGAGGAGTGGCTCAGCGACGCCACCGGCAATCGCCGGTTCTGGCCCATTGCGTGTCGCCACGTAGAGGGCGGCTGGATCGACGATCACCGTGGCCAGCTCTGGGCTGAGGCCGCAGCGCGTGAGGCCGCCGGCGAGACGCACTGGCTGGACGGGGAAGAGGCGCGCGCGGGCGCCGTCGAGGCTCAGGCCAGCCGACTGATCGAGGATGCCTGGGGCGACAAGGTGCGCGATTACCTGGCAGATGGCCGCGTCCGCGTCACCGCCGCACAGGTGCTCGACGCGCTGAACATCCCGACCGCGCAGCAGAACAAGGCCGCGCAGATGCGTGTGGCCGCGATCATGCGTGCCACCGGGTGGCGCAAGGAGCGGACCAACCGATCCCGGTTCTGGACCCGGCAGGAAGATGAAAATGGAGGTAGTCACAGTGACGACCCCGCCTTGTGACGACCCGAAAAGCAGTGGTCACGATGAGGTGGTCACGCGCAAAGGCGCGGAAGACCTGGCTTGTGACCACGTGTCCGCCTGTCCGGCCCCTTCCTCTTTAATTCCTCTACACACACACGTGGGGGGTTATAGAGGAGGTGGGCGAGGTGCGCATGGTGGTCAGCGCCGCCTCTCCCGCGCCGCCCGACTGAGCCTGCGCGTGCTGGGGATCGGCGAATGACCCCACCCACCCACGCCGTCGCCGTGCCGGTGGAGACACTGGCGCTGCTGTGCGAGGAGCTCGAGGCCGCCGGCGACCACGTGGGCGACCAGGCCGAGCCCGGCTGCCCGGTCTGTGATGCGCTGGCGGAGTGCCGTCGCGCGCTGGATGCGCTGCGACCGCCCCCGATGGCGGAGCACGAACGCCGGCAGGCCCGGTATGCCGCTCAGCGCCAGCAGTGGGCGAAACAGCGTGCGCAGGGGGCCGCGCATGTCCGTCCCTGAGCCGACCACCTCTGCCGCCGAGCGCCTGATGGATGCGATCAGCGCCGCGGTGGCGCTGCTCGAGGCCGGGTTCGGCGAGGAGGCACTGGCCTATCTGCGCAGCGTGCAGCGCGACCACAGGCCCGAGCCGACCGGGCTGGAGGGGCGAGGCGCGTGAGCGACACCACGGACCTCCTTGCCGCCCTCGCGCCGGTGCCGCCCGAGGACGATGCCCGATCCGTCGGCGCACTCCAGGGCACGACCGAGGGCCTCGGCGCGGGGATCTCGGCCTGGTGCGGGCCCGGCGTCGGATGGCGGCCGCTGGGCGAGGTCGCTGGCACCTGCCTCGTGCGCCACCAGCGGCGTCTGCGCATCGCCGTCGTGTTCGACCTTGGGGAAGCCCCGCCGGTCGGGAGGGCTGAATGAACGCGATGGCCAACACGCCGCTTGACATGGTCCCGCCTGGAATCATATCCGTTGCGCAGCCGGCCTGCTCTCTCAACGAGCGGGACGGCGGATGCATGGCTGAGCCCATCCTGCTCTGGCATGTGGCTGAGGTCGAGCCTCGCCAGCAACATCTCGCCCGACAATCCCTTCTGGCTGCTGGTTTCCAGGTCATCGCTCCCCTGGTCCGTGAGGCCGTTCGCCTGCCCAAGGGGCAGCGCGGCACTACGACCCGGCCCATGTGGCCCGGCTACCTGCTGATGGGACGCCTTGCAGAGCAGGATTGGTCGGCAGCGTACCGCTGTCGTGGCGTGGGCGGCCTCCTGCATGCTGCGGGCAATGCCTACAGTCCGTCGCTGGTGCCGGACCGCCTGGTGCACTGGCTGCTGACCAACATGTCCGCCGCCGGTGTGATCGAGGCCGTGAGTGTGCCTGAACTGCTTCCAGCCCTGGATCGCAATGCGCCCCTGCGCGTGCTGCGCGGCCCGTTCGCAGGCCAGGACGGCGTCTGCCTCTGGTCCAGCATGGAGCGGGTGACGCTGCTGTTGTCCGTCATGGGCGGACAACGCCGGGTCACCGTGCAGCGGGATCAGGTGGAGGCGGTGTGATGGGGCGCCTCCGCTCTGCCCCTGCCAGGCTGGGCACGCTGAGCCCCAGGCTGCAGCCCAGCACCACCGGTGCTGGCGGGCCTGGGTTCAGCAGGACGGACGGGCGCAGCAGCACGGCCCGCGGCTACGGCGCGGACTGGCGCAAAGTGAGAGCGCTGGTGCTGGCCGAGGAGCCGCTCTGCCGCCTCTGCTCTGAGGTAGGCAGGGTCACCGCAGCGACTGAGGTGGACCACATCGAGCCGTTCCATGGGCTCCAGGATCCCCGGCGCCTCGACCCGGCGAACCTGCGCCCGCTCTGCGGGTCCTGCCACCGCAGTCGGACGGGCAGGCAGGCCCACGGGCTGGGTTGAGGTAAGGGCAGGGGGGAGGGTCAATCTCTAGGGCCGCGCGCCGAGAGACCGCCGCCCACTCAGTCCCGGATTTTTCACCACCCAAAAAGGTCTCGGAAAGGCAGCAATGCGCCCCCCGTTCAAGCCGACTGACCAGCAGCGGGCCGATGTCGCGCGCCTGGCCGGTCTCGGCTTCCCGCAGGAGGACATTGCGCGCCTCATCGGCATCACGTCCCCGACGCTCCGGAAGCACTTCGCGGAGGAGTTGGAAACGGGGCGGCTGCACGCCGTCGCCGAGGTGGCGAAGACGCTCTATGCGAAGGCCATGGAGGGCAATGTGCCCTGCATGATCTTCTTCCTGAAGGCTCGCGGCGGCTGGCGCGATCGACCTGAAGAAGGCGGGAAGCGCGAGGCTGAGCAGAAGGCCGCCTTGACCGCCGAGCGCGGGTCCGAATGGGAAGACCTGCTGCAGTGACGTGGGATCTGTCCTGCCCCGATTGGGCAGACAGGCTCATGGCAGGACGGTCTCTGGTGCCGGCCCTGCCGCTCGATCGTGCGGCCGCAAGGCGCGCGGTGGCGATCTTCAATGCCCTGCGGCTGCCAGACGTGCCGGGACAGCCGAAGATGGCGGAAGGCGCTGGCGAGTGGCAGCGCGATCTGGTGCGGGCGTTGTTCGGCTCGTGGGACGGCGAGACGCGGCACATCCGCGAGCTGTTCTGCATGGTGCCGAAGAAGAACAGCAAGACCACTGCCGGCGCCGCCATCATGGTGACAGCGGTGCTCGTCAACAGGCGCCCGCGGGCAGAGTTCCTGCTTGTCGCGCCAACGCAGGAAGTTGCGGCGCTGGCGTTCCGCCAGGCGGTCGGGATGATCGAGGCCGATCCGGTGCTGGCGGCGAAGTTCCATGTCCGCGACCACGTCAAGACGATTGTCTATCGGCCGACAGGGGCCTTCCTGAAGGTTAAGTCCTTCGACCCGAAGGTCGTTACTGGCTCCAAGCCGGCGGGCGTGCTCCTGGACGAGGTCCACGTGATCGCCGAGGCGAACGACGCCGATCGGGTGATCGGGCAGCTCCGCGGCGGCATGATCTCGCAGCCCGAGGCTTTCCTGCTGACGATTACGACGCAGTCGGAGAGGCCGCCGGCAGGCGTGTTCAAGGCGGAACTGGCGAAGGCTCGGGCCGTCCGGGACGGTAAGCTGCAGGCACCGCTCCTGCCGGTGCTGTATGAGTTTCCGCCGGGGGTGGAATGGCGCGACCCGGCCAACTGGCATCTCGTCACGCCGAACAACGGCCATTCGATCACGGTCGAGCGGTTGCTGCCAGATTGGGAAGCTGCGCAGGCGGCAGGGCCGGAGGAGGCCCGGCGCTGGGCCAGCCAGCACCTGAATGTTGAGATCGGCCTTGGCTTGCTCGCGGACGCGTGGCCGGGCGCCGACCACTGGCTCGCCGCCGTCGATCCGGCGCTGACCCTCGATACTCTGCTTGAGCGAAGCGAGGTTGCGACGGTCGGCATTGACGGCGGCGGGCTGGACGACCTGCTGGGCCTGACGGTGGTCGGGCGCGAGCGCGGCACGCGCCGGTGGCTGTCCTGGTCGCGCGCCTGGGCGCATCCGATCGTGCTGCAGCGCCGGAAGGAGATCGCGCCGCGGCTGCGGGACTTCGCCGCCGACGGGGACCTGGTGGTCGTCGAGGCGCTGGGCGAGGACCTGGCGCAGGCGGCCGATATCGTCGCCCGGGTGCGGGACGCCGGGCTGCTGCCTGAGCGGGCCGCGGTCGGGCTGGATCCGGCCGGGATCGGCAGCATGGTGGACGCGCTGGCCGAGCGCGACATCGGCGGCGAGATGCTGGCCGGCATCGCGCAGGGCTGGCGTCTGAACGGCGCCATCAAGGCGGCAGAGCGCGGGCTGGCGCAGGGCACGCTCGTGCATGCGGCGCAGCCGCTCATGGCCTGGTGCGTCGGCAACGCAAAGGTCGAGCCAAGGGGCAATGCGGTGACGATCACGAAGCAGGCCGCGGGCTCGGCGAAGATCGACCCCCTGGCGGCCCTGTTCAATGCGGTGGAGCTGATGGCGCGCAATCCGCTGGCGCCGGCGGCATCGCCCTGGGACGACCCCAACTTCACCTTGGCGCCGGCGGCATGAAGCTCTTCGGCCTGGAGATCCGCCGGGCGGCGCCGGAAACGCGCGCATCGCCCGAGAACGTGGCCGTTTCGGTCACGGCGGACAACTTTCTCGCCTTTTTCGGGCAGAATGCCGTTCATCTGCCCGCGGTCACGATCGACAGCGCGCTGACGGTGCCTGCCGTGAATGCGGCGGTGGCGTTCCTGTCCCGCACGCTGGCGACCCTGCCCCTGCACGCCTATCGGCGCACGCGCGCCGGCCCGGAGCGCATCACCGGCAAGCTTGAGACCGTCGTGCACGAGGCGCCGAACGGCGGCATGGACGCCTTCAAGTTCCGGGCGTGGTTCTGGCAGCAGGTCTTTACCGGCGGGCGCGGGCTGGCCTGGATCGAGCGCGGCGCGGCGAGCATCGAAGCGCTGTGGCCGATGGACCCGGCCAAGACGAGCGTTCGTCGCACCGGCGGCCGGACCTTCTACGAGTTCGATGGGCGCACCTATCCGGCCGAAGACGTGCTCGACGTGCCCTACATGCTGAAGTCGGACGGGCTGGGGCACTACGGGCCGATCGCGCTGGCCTCGAAGGCGATCCAGCTCGCGCTGGCGATGAATGACTATGCCAGCCAGTTCTTTGCCGGCGGTGGCGTCCCGCCTCTGGCGCTGGTCGGACCACTGCCGCAGGGCGCGCAGGCGATGCAGCGTGCCATGGGGGATGTGCACCGGGCAATCGAGGCGGCGAAGAAGTCGGACAAGCCGATCTTCCCCATGCCGCCAGGGCACGAACTGAAGCCCGTGGGCTTCGATCCCGAAAAGGGGCAGATGACGGAGGCCCGGCGGCTCCAGGTCGAGGAGATCGCGCGGGCCTATCAGTTGCCGCCGGTGTTCCTGCAGGACCTCTCGCGGGCGACCTTCACGAATGCCGAGCAGCAGGACCTTCACTTGGTGAAGCACCTGATCGCGCAGTGGGCGCAGGCGCTTGAGGGCGAGATGAACCTCAAGCTGTTCGGCCGCATGAACTCGGGCCGATATGTCGAGCACAACCTGGATGGCTTGCTGCGCGGCGACTTCAAGAGCCGCATCGAAGGCATCGCCCGCGCGATCCAGAGCGGCCTGCTGACGCCGAATGAAGGGCGGGCGCTGGAGAACAGGCCCGACCACGAGAACCCTGCGGCGAACGAGCTTTTCGTCCAGGGCGCCACCGTGCCGCTGGGCACCCCTCCATCCCAGACAGGAGCCACGAATGAGCCTGGAGCGTCGGGCGACAGCGACCCCGCCTGAGATCCGCGCTGGCGAGGCTGCTGGCCGGGTCGCTCGTGGGTACGCCGCGCTGTTCAATGTGCCGGCCGACATTGGCGGCATCTTCACGGAGACGATCGCGCCGGGCGCGTTCACGGAGACGCTGCGCACGGCCGATGTGCGGGCGCTGATCGCCCATGACAGCGGTCGCGTGATCGGTCGCAGCAAGGCCGGCACGCTTCGTCTGTCCGAGGATGCGAAGGGGCTGCTTGTCGAGATCGACCTGCCCGACACCACGGATGGGCGGGACCTGGCCGTGCAGCTTGAACGCGGCGATATCTCCGGCATGTCCTTCGGGTTCTATGCCACGAAGGAGGAGTGGGACGAGAGCGGCAAGGTGCCGCATCGGACCATCCTGCGCGCCGAGTTGATCGAGGTCAGCGCGGTCGCGTTCCCGGCCTATCCTGACACGTCGCTGGCCCTGCGCTCCCTTGAGCAGGCGCGCAAGGAGCGGCGGCGGCAGAACTTCTCTGCGGCGGCCCGGCGCCTCCGCATGAAGACCAACCTCGCGCTCCGCATCCGCGGCGCCGAGAGTAAAGCCTAGCGACCCCGCAGGCCCAATCCCCCAACCATCCGAAGGGAACAGACATGACCCTGAAGGAAATTCGGGATCGGCAGGCGCAGATCGTTGCCGAGGCCCGCGAGCGGCTCGACCAGATCAACGACGCGACTGACGAGGCGCGCGTCAAGGAGCTGGAAGCGCAGCACGACACCGCCATGGCGGAGTATGACCGCCTCGAGGCCCGCGCCGCGCGCGAGGAGAAGCAGGCCGAGA